CTTCGACGACGAGGACGACGACGATTTCCTGTCCTGACGCACACTCGGGGCGGCGGCACAGTCCGCCGTCCCTCTTCCCCGATTCCAAGCGAGGTGATTTTGTGAAGACCCTTAGTATCGACATCGAAACATTCAGCAGTGTGGATCTGGCGAAGACCGGCGTGTACCGCTATGCCGAATCCCCGGATTTCGAGATCCTGCTGTTTGGCTACAGCGTGGACGGCGGCGACGTGCGCGTGGTCGACCTGACCGCCGGTGAGATCATCCCCGCCGACGTGCTGGACGCCCTCACCGACGACAGTGTCATCAAGACGGCCCACAACTCCAACTTCGAGCGCGTGTGCCTGAGCCGGTACCTGACCGACCTTGGCGTCTCGCTCGACCCCTTCCATGACAACCATCCCATGTCCACAGAGTGCGCCCGATTCCTGAACCCGGCGGGCTGGCATTGCACCATGGTGTGGGCGGCGTACATGGGCCTTCCCCTCTCGCTGGCAGACACCGGCACGGTATTGGGCCTTGAAAGGCAGAAGCTGTCCGAGGGCAAAGACCTCATCCGCTATTTCTGTAAACCCTGTGAGCCCACCAAGACCAACGGCGGGCGCACACGCAACCGCCCCGGCGACGCGCCGGAGAAGTGGGAGCTGTTCAAAGCCTACAACCTGCGGGACGTGGAGACCGAGATGGAGATTGAACAGCGTCTGGCCAGGTTCCCTGTGCCGGAGGACGTCTGGGATCAGTTCCACATCGATCAGGAGATCAACGACCGTGGCATCGCCATCGACGGCACGCTGGTGGAGAACGCCATCCGTATGGACACCCGCTCCAGGGATGAGCTCACGGAAATGATGCGGAAGCTGACCCACCTGGACAATCCCAACAGCGTATCGCAAATGAAGCGGTGGCTGGTGGAGAACGGAATGGAGATTGACAGTCTTGGCAAGAAGCAGGTACAGGCGCTGCTTCAGGACGCGCCGCCGCAGCTGCGTGAGGTGTTGCTGCTCCGCCAGCAGCTGGCCAGGAGCAGCGTCAAGAAGTACATCGCCATGAAGAACGCGGTGTGCGCCGACGGACGGGTGCGCGGCATGTTCCAGTTCTACGGCGCGGTGCGCTCCGGGCGCTGGGCCGGACGGCTGGTGCAGCTGCAAAACCTGTATCGCAACTCCATGCCCGATCTGGAAGCTGCCCGGAACCTCGTCCGGGAGGGCGACTATGACACCGTGAAGATGCTGTACGGCGCGGTGCCCGACGTGCTGGCCGAGTTGGTCAGAACCGCCTTCATTCCCCGTGCCGGACAGAAGTTCATCGTGAGCGATTTCAGCGCGGTGGAAGCGAGGGTTATCGCCTGGCTCGCCGGTGAGCAGTGGCGCATGGACGTGTTCAGGGACGGCGGCGACATCTACTGCGCCTCGGCGAGCCAGATGTTCAAAGTCCCCGTTCAGAAGCATGGCGTCAACGGCCACCTCCGGCAAAAGGGCAAGATCGCCGAGCTTGCCCTCGGATATGGCGGCAGCGTCGGCGCGCTGAAGGCGATGGGCGCGCTCGACATGGGCCTGTCGGAAGACGAGCTGGCTCCGCTGGTAAAGGCGTGGCGAGAGTCCAACCCCAACATCGTGAGACTGTGGTGGGCGGTAGACGACGCGGTCATGAAGGCCGTCCGGGAGAAGGCCACCACCAGAACCCACGGCATCACATTCACGGTGCGCTCGGGCATGCTGTTCATCACGCTGCCCTCGGGCAGGCAGCTTTCCTATGTGAAGCCCCGCATCGGCGAGAACCAGTTCGGCTCCCCGGCGGTGACCTACATGGGCGCGGGCAGTACACGCAAGTGGGAACGCATCGAATCTTACGGCCCCAAGTTCGTGGAGAACATCATCCAGGGCATCAGCCGGGATCTGCTGTGCTGCGCCATGCAGACGCTGCGCTGCTGCCGGATCGTCGCCCACGTCCACGACGAGCTCATCATCGAAGCCGACCCCGCCGTGTCCCTCGACGCGGTGTGTGAGCAGATGGGCAGGACGCCGCCCTGGGCCGAGGGCCTGCTGCTCCGCGCCGACGGCTATGAGTGCGCCTTCTACCAGAAAGACTGAGGTGAACCATGAGAATCAGCAAGTATAACATCGAGGGCTACCACGACCCCACGGTGTATGAGGCCCTCGTGAACATTGAAAAGGAGCGCAAGGAGGCCCAGAAACTGGTGCCCGGCAGGTACAGGCCCCTGGTCTACATTTGCAGCCCTTACGCCGGGGATGTGCTGAACAACGAGCGCAAGGCTCGCCGGTACTGCCAGTTCGCTGTGCGGAAGCGGGCCATCCCGCTGGCATCGCATCTGCTGTACCCGCAGATCCTGAACGACGACGATCCCGGCGACCGCCAGCTCGGGCTGTTCTTCGGAACGGTGCTGCTGCCTGATGAACCGGGTGATCGCGTCGATGCCCAAGCTTGCACCGGTCGCGGTTAAGCCCGAAACCGCGAAGGTCGAGCCCGAACCTACGCCGGTTGAACCGGAGCCTGAACCCACCGTCCCCGAGCCCGAACCTGAGACCGACGACCGAGTGAAAGCGGCAGACCTGGAAAAGCGTCTGGCGCTTTTGAAATGACGAAATGGAGGATATCGCTATGAATAAGATTCTTGCTCTGCGCGAAAAGCGCGCCAACCTGTGGAATGAAACCAAGGCTTTCCTGGACAGCCATCGCGGCGAAGACGGCATGATCTCCGCCGAGGATAACGCCACCTACGAGAAGATGGAGGCGGACGTGGTCGCCCTGGGCAAGGAGATCGAGCGCCTGGAGCGCCAGGCGGCGATTGACCGTGAGCTGGACCAGCCCACCGCTTCCCCGCTGGTCTCCCGTCCCACCGCCCCGACCGACCGGAAGCAGGGTCGCGCCTCTGACGAGTACCGCAACGCCTTCTGGGGCATGATCCGCAGCCGCACTGCTGCACCCAGCGTGATGAACGCGCTGCAGATCGGCACCGATACCGAGGGCGGCTTCCTGGTGCCTGACGAGTACGAGCGCACCCTGGTGCAGGCGCTGGAGGAGGAGAATGTGCTCCGCTCCCTGTGCACCATCATCCAGACCAGCTCCGGCGACCGGAAGATCCCCGTCGTGGCGTCCCATGGCACCGCCTCCTGGGTGGATGAGGAAGGCGCGATCCCCGAGAGCGACGAGGTCTTCGGCCAGATCACCATCGGCGCTCACAAGGTGGCCACGATGATCAAGGTGTCCGACGAGCTGCTCCAGGACTCCGTGTTCAACATCGAGAGCTACATCGCCGCCGAGTTCGCCCGCCGCATCGGCGCTGCCGAGGAGGATGCCTTTATCAACGGCGACGGCACTGGCAAACCCACCGGCCTGCTCCACGCTACCAACGGCGCGGGCACCGGCGTGACCACCGCCGGAACCACCATCGCCGCCGATGAGATCATCGACCTGGTGCATTCCATCAAGAGCGTGTACCGCAAGAAGGCCACCTTCCTGATGAACGACAGCACCATCAAGGCCATCCGGAAGCTCAAGAGCATCGAAGGCCAGTACCTGTGGCAGCCCGGCCTGAAGGAAGGCCAGCCCGACATGCTGCTGAACTACCGCATCGTGACCTCTCCCTACATGCCCGAGGTGGCTGCGGGCAAGAAGGTCATCCTGTTCGGCGACTTCAAGTCCTACTGGATCGCCGACCGCCAGGGCCGTTCCTTCCAGCGCCTGAACGAGCTGTTCGCCGTCACCGGTCAGGTCGGCTTCCGCGCCACCCAGCGCGTGGATGGCCGACTGGTGCTGCCCGAGGCCATGAAGTGCCTGGCCGTCAAGGGCGCTTGATCGTTCTCCTGTGGGAGCTGCCAGCTTAATGGCGGCTCCCGCTTCCATTGGAGGTGTTATTTATGTCTGATGCTCACAATACCAGGAACTATTTTGCCCACGGCGGCAGTGAGCTTGTCATCGGTGGACGACTGACCTTCCTGCCCGGCGCAAGCGTGGAAGGTACGGACGGCTTGTTCGACCTGCCCGGCCCACCCGCAAGCGGCGGTGCGGCACAGCTGCCCGCGTTGCCTGACAGCGAGGCGTCCACCGTGACCGCGCTGCGGCAGGATTACAACAATCTGCTGGCGGCGCTGCGCACTGCCGGTCTCATGGCTTCCGCGCCTGCGGACGGGGGCGGTGATGGATAATGATCGTCACCGTCGATGAGGTGAAAACCCATCTGCGCATCCAGCACGATGAGGAGGACGACTACATCGCCGGGCTGATCGCCCAGGCGCAGACGGCTGCGGAGGACTACTGTCGGGTGCAGTTTGAGCCGGAACCCGACGAGGAAGGTCATGTGCCCGATGTGCCGGAGCCCGTGCGCCTCGCCGTCATCCTCATGACCAGCTTCTACTACGAGAACCGGGACATTCCCGACATGACCACCTACAAGGCCACGCGCATGGCCTTCGACAGCCTGCTGTACCCCTACCGCGACCCGGAGAAGATGTTCTGATGGAGGTGAGATGCCTTGCGAGGGTACAAAAACTTTGAAGGCAATCCGCATCCTGGGGATCTGAAGCACATGATCGAGATCGGCTACACCGTCAACGAGGTAAATGCCAACGGCTACCCAGAGCCCAGGGACGTGGTACTCTGCCGGGTGTGGGCATCTGCCACGGATGCCGGTAACCAGCATTATCGCTCCGCCGACGTTATGAACACCGAAGCGGTGGTGAACTTCACGATCCGGTGGCGCTCTGATGTGAAGCCCGGCATGTGGGTGCGGTTCGAGGGTGAGAAGTGGGACATTTCCACGCTGGGCGTGTACGGCTTTTCCCGCAACTACCTCGGCCTGAAGGCCAGCATCGCAAAGGGCGTGAGCGGATGAAGCAGGTACAGGAAGCCCTCGCCAACATCGGCATCCCGGTCATGGCGGGCATCTGGAGGACTACCACGGAGAATCAGAACCCGCCGCTTCAGTACGTCGTGTACTCGTCTACCACCACGGAGGCGGAGCATTACGACGATCATGTGCGCGCTCTGCGCACCTACGTCTACCTGAACCTGTGGAGTGACATCGACCCAACGGAGATGGCAGAGACCATCCGGCAGGCAATGTTCGGATACGGCTTCGGGATGCTGGAGGAGTCGGACAAGGGTTACAATCACCCCGCGTATGACCCACCCACCAAGACCTACACGGTGCAGTGGACATGGGTGTGGTTCGAGGAGGTGGATTATGGCCGTTGAGTTGACGGGCTTCTCGGAGCTCATTGCTGACTTGGCGGGCATGGCGGCTGACCTGGACAACGGCCCCGGCGTTGACCGGGCCCTTCAGGCCGGTGCCGTCCCGGTGGAGCAGCAGATGCTGGCCAATGCCTCCAGCGACCCGAAGATCATCACCGGCGCTCTGCACGGCTCCATTCATACCTCCAAGGTGAAGGTCCGAGGCGGAGGCGGCAAGCAGGTGACCATAGGCGTTCATGTCAAGGAGAAAAGCGCCTACTACAGCAACCCGGTGGAGTACGGCCACGGCGGCCCGGGGCCAGCTCCGCCACACCCCTTTGTGCGCCCGGCATTCGACGCCCGGGCGGAGGACGCATACGGCGAGATTCGCCGTGTGCTGGAAGATGAAATATCCAAACGACCCTGAATAAGGAGGAAAGCATTATGGCTAATCCCGCTGCTTCCCCGACTGTGTCCAGCACGGTCGGCCTGAAGAACATGGTGATCGCCGAGCTGGTCACCGACACCGAAGAGACCCTGACCTATGGCGACCTGCAGCTGGTGGCCGGTGCGATTGAGGCTTCTGTGGAGCCCCAGAACGCCGACCCGGACGTTCAGTACGCCGACGACGTGCGCTCTGTTGCCTGACAACCTGCGCAGAAATGCGCAATAAAACAGGCCGATTCATTACACGAAATGAATTGAACTTTGCGCTGATTTGACGGGTGAAATTCCCGTCTGACCCTGCATGAGGGGTGACAAAAACTCTGATACTCCGACATGCGGCCTGCCTGCGTTGGGCGGTCGTGTGGAGCTCGGTGAAGAGCGGGAACAGTCCCTGAGATGGGACAGAATACCGCGGGAGGTCAGTACAGCCATGCTCAGGATGCTGGTGGGATAAACCCGCCGGTCGACGAATATCCGACATAAAAGCTCGTAAGCGAAAGGGCGCTTAAATGAAGGCGCTCGCCCTCCCGGAGAGGGTGCTGTCGTTGGGGACATATGTCGTCGTAAAACCAATCGAAGCCGCAAAGGCGGAAGGCGCTTGCCGTTAATCATGCCGGGCAAGCGCGGCAGCCGGGCCAAAGGATAGAGCTAAAGCTGGAAATTTAGACGAAGGCGCAAGGAACAGAGGAACCACGGAAGGACGCCGAAAGGCGAAGTGAGGTAAACGCCCTCTCCTAACAGGCAGGAAATGGCCTATGAATCCGTGGGGCAGCAGCCCGTAGTAGCGATGATGTGGGACGAAAATCCCACGGAGCGAAGGGGCATAGTCTCTATGAGCCAACCGACGAGTCACAATCTGTTGAGGAAGCCGTAGGCGAACCTGACTAAAACCATCAACCATTTCCGAAAGGGGGTGGTTCGTATGGCACAACAATTCAACTACCCGAAATCCGAGACAGAACTGCGTGCTTTACAGGACGAGCTTTACAAAACAGCCAAAGAGGCCATGAGCAGAGATGAGCGCCCATCATTCACGGGGCTTGTCGAAGTCATGACCGCCAAGGCGACAATCGTTACAGCCATACACAACATCAAGGCCAACAAGGGGGCGAATACTCCCGGCGTGGATGGGGTCAAAATACGTAATTACCTACAGAGTAGAGAAGGTCACCTTCCGCTGCGCACTCATTACGGACTGACAAGGAGGATTCTTTCATGGCCATCAGATCATCTGACCAGATCAGCATCGTCGACCTGACGGACGGCTACTCCGTCATGCTTACCAATGACAGCCACACCTTCCTGGGGGATACCAGCAAGGCAATCGCGGCCAGTACCCAGACGACTGTCATCGCCATGTGCGGAGCATCGCAGGTGGCGGCGTCTGTGAACCTGGACGACGTGGTGAAGCCCACTGGCGTGAACGTCACGAAGGACACGGACGCCACACAGCCTACCCTGACCATCGAAGTTACGACTGCCGTCACCGCAGGCGGCACGGTGGACATTCCCATTCAACTTGACAACGGGAACATCACCATCCACAAGCTGTTCACCTTCCAGATCGCCTTCAAGGGCAGCCCCGGAGCGGCGGGCTCTTCCGCTCAGTGGTACACCGGCACGAAGATCACCGGCACCAGCACGACGGCGACCATCTTCAGCGACAGCGGCATCACAGCGGCGAAGGTCGGCGACATGTACCTGAACACCAGCACCCAGAACACCTACCGCTGCACCGTCGCTGGCGCTGCGTCCGTAGCCAAGTGGGTGTACGTCTCGAACATCAAAGGTGCGACCGGTGGAGCAGGCTCTTCAGCACAGTGGTATACGGGCACCGGAATCACGGGCACATCTACCACAGCCACGATCTTCAGCGGTTCTGGCGTCGCCAACGCGAAGGTCGGCGACATGTACCTGAACACCAGTACCCAGAATACCTACCGCTGCACCGTCGCTGGCGCGGCTGATGTGGCGAAGTGGGTGTACGTCTCGAATATCAAGGGAGCTACCGGAGGCACGGGCCCTGCCGGGGCGGACGCCATCACGATGAGCATCACCAGCAGCAACGGCACCATCTTCAAGAACACCGGCGTCTCGACCACGCTCACGGCCCATGTGTACAAAGCGGGCGTCGAGCTCAATGCTACGCAGATCGCCGCCCTGGGCACCATCAAGTGGTATAAGGACGGCTCCTCCACGGCCATGTCCACCACCGGCCCGACGCTGAACATCACTCCTTCGGACGTAACGAACAAGGCAACAATGCGGGCAGCAGCTGGGCAGCGACACAGTATGCGACGCTGTACCTCGCGGGGACGCTGCTCGGGAACAGCTTTGTTGTGGCCAGTGAGAACTGGCTGACGACAGCGCCTGCCAACGAAAGCCTGACCTACATTGCCCTGGGCTACATGTACTCCACCTACCAGATGTACTTCTACCCTGAGCATCCCATGTACCGCCTGGTGGATGACGTGCTGACCGCCGTGAGCCAAATGGCCTATGAGGCGCAGGTCGCGGCAAGCACCGCTCAGGCCACCGCCGATGCTGCCAGAGCGGATTTCAGGCGCGTGGTGCGCATCGACAACGATGGCCTGCACGTCGGGGATAACCAGTCCACAGGTGAGGTGCTCATCGACAGCGAGAGCGTCAACGTCGTGATGAACGGCAGCAAGTACAGCCGGTTCGCGGGCAACTACGTTCAGTTCGGCAACTACCAGCTGCGCCGTACCACGGACGGCGGGCTGGCCTTCAAGATGACCGACATTTAAGGAAGGAGAGAATCCATGGCCGATTTCAGCGTCACCTCATGCACCTTTTCCCGGTCGATTGTCGCGCCGGAGGACACTATCGACATCACCATGACCATCAAGAATACTTCCGGCAACAAGATCACCAAGGCGGGGTTGTGTTTGTGTTTCACCAATGCGGATCGCGGACTGTCGGGCGAAGGCTGGTGGGCTCCCGTCGTTCAGCCAGAGACCTCCTGCTCGTGGGCAAACTCCGCGTCAAAGACGCTCACGTGGAGCATCACACCGGATACCATCATGAGCCAGCCCATATATGCTTCGATCTATGCGAGTCTGAAGACACGACTTGCCTCTGTCAGGACGCTGCCCTTCAGGTTGGAGATTGAAGGCACAGGCAGTGACGGCAGCTTTGCCAGCCTGATTTATACGATCAGCGGGGTGCAGTACATCGACAAGTATTACAATCCGCAGATCACGCTGGATGCCTGGCGCTATCCGAATGACGAGGCGACCGCGCTGGCTGCGACCATGCGGGTGCAGCTGGCCGAGGGCAACAACGCCTCCCGCTTCACAGCGACGATGTACTATGCACGAGATGCCAAAGCGACGACTGCCTCCAGCGTGTTCAGTATGAACGTCAGCCGGGACGTGCTGTTCGGCGTGGGCTATTCCGCAAACACCAGCGTCCTGCCCGGCTCCTTCGTCAATGGCTCCGTATACAGCTTCCTGCTGGTCGTTTCGGACGGCATCGAGACAGCAAGCGCCATGTGCGTGGTGGATCGTGCCTTTGCCAACCTGCACCTGGCCGGGCTGAGTACCGGCGGCGTGGCCATAGGCAAATTTTCGGCGGCGACCCAGGGGAACCCGCTGTTCGAGTGCGCGTTTCCCATCGTGCTGTCCGGCAGCAAGACCTACGGCCCGGAAAGCAGCATGCCCTCTAATCCCGTGGAAGGGCAGCTGTACTTTGTGGTGGACTGACGGGCGGAGGTGAAGATGGATGTCAACGACCTACACCTGGCGACCGTCGGGCGGTAATTACTTCAGTTCGAGTGGTTCCAGCGCCAGTGCAGCGAACCACTTTTATTATTCGTCCAACCGCACCTTCCGCATGGACTTCAATGCGCCGGGGTTGGATAAGAGCACAATATCCATAAAGTCTGCCATCCTGCGGGTTTACATCGGCACGGCGAATTCTGCCACGCTGACCATAGGGTACAGCTATCAGACCGCGTATGCGAATCGTAAGGCCCTGCTGGCCAGCATCACCGGTGTATCCATGGGCACCAAGACCGGCTCGAAAACCATCGACATCACCAGCATCGTGCAGGCCTATTGCCGGGACGGGCAGACAGGGAAATTCTACCTGTGGGGCTACGGTACGGGCGGTAGCACTTCCAACTCCAACTTCCGTGGCTACAATCCCGACTCCAGCTACAGTTCCCAGCGCCCGTACATCACGCTGATCTACGATACCAGCAAGGCTCGGATCTTCACTAACGGCGCATGGGAGACTGCGGTGCCGTATGTCTACCACAATGGGATATGGCAACCGGCGCAAATCAAGCTGAACAGCAATGGATGGAATTAACTACAGGAAATGACGGCGGCGACGCCGTTTTTTCATATCACGACACAGAACGGAGGGAGTATTATGAGGGATTTCTCTATCGACCTGATCTGGACGAAAGTTCAGATCGCCATCACCGCCATCGGCGGGTGGATCGGCTACTTTGTGGGAGGGATGGACGGCATGTTGATCGCGCTCATCGTGCTGATGAGCCTGGACTACATCAGCGGCATCATGTGCGCGGTGATCGACAAGAAGCTGTCCAGCGCTATCGGCTTCCGGGGCATCTGCAAGAAGGTGCTCATCCTGATGCTGGTGGGCGTGGCCAACAACGTCGATCTCCACGTGGTGGGTACAGGCAGCGCGCTCAGGGGCGCGGTGATCTGCTTCTACATGAGCAACGAGGCGCTCTCCCTGTTCGAGAACGCTGCCCACATCGGGCTTCCCATCCCGGACAAGCTCCGGGAGGCGCTGGCGCAGCTGCATGGCAGAGACGGTAAGGACAAGGACGACACGACCGACCAGGGCGACGGTGAATGACCGCCGCCCCATTTTATGAAGGAGGCTATGATTATGGCAGTCAAGGTAGGAAGCGCGAGGATCGATGAGAACGGCAAGGCCCACGGCGGACAGGCCGGAGACCAGACCGGTAAGGAGGTATCTACCCAGAACTGGTATCTCCATTCCAAGGGCTGGCGAGTGTTCCGGGCGAATAATCCCTCCGTAGCGGAGAAGATCGCCCAGTGCATGGAACGGGCCTGCAAGAACAGCAAGATCGGTTACGATCAGCACCAGAGGAACACACTGTACAAGGTGGCGGAGCCCCTGGGCTTCGACACGGCGAAAGTCACCACGGCCTGCGAGACTGACTGCTCGGCGCTGGTGCGCGTGTGCATCGCCTTCGCGGGCATCACCGGCCTGCCCGAGGGCTTCCGCACGGGTAACATGCCGTCCAACCTGAACAAGACCGGGGCGTTCACCGAACTCACCGGCAGCAAGTACCAGAGTCAGTCCACATACCTGGGCCGGGGCGACATCCTGGTCACCAAGACCAGCGGACACACTGTGGTCGTGCTCAGCAACGGCCCGAAGTATGAAGGGGCTATCCATCCTGTGGAATATGCGCTGGGCGACCGCACTCTCAGGTATGGCTGCGAAGGGCAGGATGTGAAGCTGATGCAAGAAATGCTGCTGAAGCTGGGCTACGACCTGGGCTCCTGGGGCTGCGACGGCGACTTCGGCGATTGCACCGATCTGGCGCTCCGGGCTTTCCAGCAGGATGCTAAGCAGGATGTGGACGGCGAGTGCGGCCCGGCCACCTTGGTAGCGCTGGAGAAAGTGGTGGAAGCACAGCAGAGCGCAGAGTGCGACGGCGATAGCTGCTCGATCAACGTGACCATCGTCGGCGGCAACTGCTACATCCGCACCGCACCGAATACCGACGGAAAGATCCTGGGGGTAGCCCACAGGGGAGACACCTTGCCTTATGGCGGTCAGGTCTCTGACGGGGGTTGGCTGCTGGTGCAGCACAAGAACCAGAACGCCTGGGTCTCCGGGAAATACGGAAGGATAGGATAAAGAAATATTGCCGCGATCCAGTGCACATTCTGGGTCGCGGCTATTGCTATTATTTGATATTGTTTTATAGAAAAATGGTATAGCAGATACGAATCCAATCAGGATGTGTGGTGCTATCCATATATCCATTCTCCAACACCACTGTTCACGATGGCGGCATACTGTTCCTCAGGGGGCATGTGTCAGATGATCTTTCAGTATATCAGCCATCGATCACTGTATTATTATCATGTCACCGTGAACTCTGTCCATACAACATGATTGTACTCCATTACGTCGTTGTCCTTTTTCATGCCGCATTTTTCGTAGAAAGGTACGGCTTTTTCATTGGCGACCAGATATACCGCGATGTCCTTCTCGCCCCCGGCCAGCTGATGCGCGGTCTGCATCAGGCGTCTGCCGATGCCCTGGTGGGTGTAATCCCTGTCCACCCCCAGATCGGTGATGTAGAGCCAATAGGCGTAATCCGTCAGCCCGAACAGCACACCCACCAGCTGGCCTTGTTCATTCCGGGCGGCGAGGCTGATGGAAACTGTATTTACCAGGCGGACGATCCGCTCCTCGAAGCGTTCTTTGGGGTACTGGGAGCCAAGGTCTGTCCGTTTGAGGAAGTCGGTGTATTCCTCCGCCGTGATTCTTTCTTCCCGGATCGTAATGGCGGGTGTATGGCCTTTCAGATACGCTTCAAACTCCGGCGTCCAGCTCCAGTATCGGATGCCCCAGTTTTCAAAGCTCCATTCTTCCATATAATTGTTGCACTCATAATCCACGTACCAGATCAGCCCGTCCCGCACCACGAAATTGGTGGAAAACCAGTCGATGTTCAGACCGGCGGCCTTCGCCTTTTCGGCCATGTCGCGCACCTGAGGCAGGTATGGTGCGACGGATGTGCCATCCCGCACAAGTTCAAAGATGGTTGGACCCTCGATGTACGTCTTTACGATGCTTTCGGCGTCCATGTCGATGGCCAGCATTTGCGGGATGCGGATGCTGGCTTCTTTCAGGCGTTCATAATCCCGCTGTTCCGCTTGGATTTTGTTGCCGAAGGCATAATAATCGCAAGGTTCATGGTGGATTTGCTTCACCACTACTTGCTGCCCGTCACCCTCCGCCAGGTAGGA